AAAAAAAAAAAAAAAAAAAAAAAAAAAAAAAAAAAAAAAAGGAGGTTGATGAATGTCCGTTAAGTTATTTGATTACCAGTTAAAAGCTATTCAGCAGATGAAAAACGGCTGTATTCTTTGCGGCGGAGTTGGTTCTGGGAAAAGCTTAACAGCTTTATCTTACTATTATCTTCAAAACGGCGGAGAGATTATCAGCTTGATCGGTGGTGATTATATTCCTATGGACGATCCTCCTAAGGATTTGTACATAATTACAACCGCAAGAAAGAGAGATACTTTGGAATGGGAGGGTGAGCTTTCGCCCTTCCTTCTTTCTACTCATCCGGAAACAAACCTCTACTATAATCACAAGGTCGTCGTTGACTCATGGAATAACATCGGTAAATACGTAAATGTTACTGGTGCTTTCTTTATATTTGATGAGCAGCGTGTAATAGGTAGCGGGGTTTGGGTTAAGTCTTTTCTTAAGATAACCAAAAACAATGATTGGATTCTACTATCGGCGACACCTGGCGATACATGGCAGGATTATATTCCAGTATTCATTGCGAACGGCTTCTATAAAAATAGAACCGAGTTTACAAGGGAACACATAGTCTATAGTCATTTTACTAAATTCCCGAAAATTGATCGTTATATTAACACGGGAAAACTTCTAAAACTACGACGAAGTATTCTTATCGATATGGATTTCAAACGAGAAACGATTCCTCATCATGAAGACGTTTATGTTTCATATGACATAGAAACTTATAAAGATGTTTCCAGAACTCGTTGGAATCCTTATAAAAACGAGCCAATTCAGAACGCAGGCGAACTTTGTTATATTTGGCGTAAAATCGTAAACTCCGACCAATCCAGACAAGTAGCTGTTTTAGAAATCTTTGAACGACATCCACGAGTAATCATATTTTATAACTTCGATTACGAGTTAGAAATACTCAGAAATTTGGGTTATGGTTCAAAAGTGAAAGTAGCTGAATGGAACGGCCATAAACACGAACCAATTCCGAATAGTAAAAGCTGGGTTTATCTGGTTCAATACAGCGCCGGATGCGAAGGCTGGAACTGCATAACAACGGACACTATTATATTCTACTCACAAAACTACTCTTATAAGGTCATGGTACAAGCCGCAGGACGAATCGATAGGCTTAATACACCTTATACAGATTTATATTACTATCATCTTAAATCTAGGAGCGGAATTGACCTGGCTATCAGTAAGGCTCTTAAGGAAAAAAAGAACTTTAACGAGACTAAGTATGTTAAGTGGTAATTAGATAAACGATAAAAATTTGGAGAAAGATATTCTCAAACTTATATCAGAAACCAAAAAGAAAGGAGGAAAAACCTTATTATGGAAATAAATTCTTGGAGGTATTGTTATGAATCTTGAAAAACTATTTAGAGATTATGATGTAGAACCGTTCACTAGAATTATAGGCAATGAATTAAAAAGCACAAAACTCACTATCGTGGGATACGTAACTAAAATCAAGAACCTGGGTACAAAGGAAGTACGATATATACTACACTAGATTAAATCTATAAAAAAGACTGAGTCCTAACAAGGGCTCTTTCTTTTTACTTAAAAAAAAAGGAGGAAAAATATGGAAACTAAGGCGACAGAGATTGTTCTGTTTGCAGACACTTTAGAAGAGAATACAGAAAAGCACTATGGAATTCTTTTTGAAAATGGATTCATCCTATGTTTTTGCTGCGGTGGTTATATTGAACCGGGGAATTATATTATTATTGAGCATTGTGATTGGGATAACATATACGAAACCATTCTGAAAAACTACTAATTTCCGGAGAGTATTGAAAGGAGGAAAAAATGGAGGATATTTATAAAGAAGTTTATTTCGATCAGTATTGTAAGAACTGTACATATGAAAAGACGGATGAGAAAGACGAACCTTGTTATGAGTGTTTGAATAATCCGGTAAATCTATATTCTCACAAACCTGTTAATTTTGAAAAGAAATAATTGGAATGTTTGAAAGGAGAAAAAAAATAATGAGTTATCTGTACGATCAATATTTAACTAATCATAAGTCTAATGTTAAAAAAGGGTTTGATTGGATTAGAGATAATCTTCCCGAATTAATAAAACCGGGTTTTGATTTTGAATGGCAAATAGGATTAAACCACGACCAATCAAAAACAAAACAAGACGAGTACGACGCTTATGATGCATATTTCTATGGCGGAAACAGATCATTTTCTGTCGTTCAAGATTTTAACAAAGCTTGGCTTCTCCATATTCATCGTAACCCTCATCATTGGCAATATTGGATTCTTATCAACGATAATCCCGAAGAGGGAGAAATTCTTATAGAGATGCCCTACAGCTATATTCTTGAAATGATTTGTGACTGGTGGGCTTTCAGCTGGGATAAAGGAAATTTGAATGAGATATTTTCTTGGTATGAAGAACGTAAAAACTATATTAAGCTTCATCCAAATTCTCGTAAAACGCTCGAGCACGTACTTAACCAAATAAAAATTAAGCTAGGAGGAGAAAACAAATGAATTTTAAAATAATTGCTACTGATTTTGATGGTACTCTCTGCGAAAACAAATGGCCCGAAATCGGTGCACCAAATACAGAGATTATAAAATATCTCAAAAGACAGAAAAGCGGTGGAGATGTAAAGTTGATATTATGGACTTGTCGAGTTGGCGAAAGACTAAAAGAAGCCGTTCATTGGTGCTATGATCAGGGGTTAATATTTGATGCGGTTAATGAAAATATTCCTGAAGCGATTGATTTATTCGGTTCAGATACAAGGAAGATATTTGCCCATGAATACATCGATGACCGTATGAGTAAACGTTTCAAACTTCCGTTTGTGAAAAGAGAAACGGGAATTAACGTTGATAAACTGAAAAAAAAGGTAGCCCTATTATCGATTTGGGTAGACGAAAATCACGGACCGTATTATAATTCTTATATTTGTGAAAGGAGAAAAAATAAAATGCCTAAGATTAATGAAACCCTTATTATAGGTGTTGATTTTTCGGAAAATGGAGATACCGGAGTCATAACTGTCGGTAGACAGATTAACGGAAAGGTCGATATCATAAATGTCTTTCGAGGTAAAGATGCCGAAGAACTTTATTCCAAACTTGAGGGCCAAAAAACACACAATATAAAAGAAGAGTTTAGTATGAGCTCTTGGGCGGAGAAAGAAGTCGAAATCGCCTGCAAACACGAATACGGTAATACTCCAGACGGCGAATGGGACTATGGGTGTGCTTGCTATGAGAGTGCTTTAAAAGCTTATAAAAGTCTCATAGAAGATGATCATAGTGGATTCAGTATTGGATTGACTAAACATATTTTGAATAGGCTTATTGATGGTAAGCCTCTAACCCCTATCGAAGATACAGATGATATTTGGAGTGTTATTTCAGACTTCAGAGGGCTTAACGGCGAAGTGGTTATTTATCAGTGTAAACGAATAAGCTCTTTATTTAAATACGTCTATACTGATGGAACTGTAGAATACAAAGACGTCAATAGATACTATTGTGTCGATATTAATAATGAAGTAACTTATCATAGTAGTTTGGTTCAGAGAATTATTGATGAAATGTTTCCAATCACTATGCCGTATTTTCCCGAGAAACCAATTAAGGTTTACTGCGAAGACTTCTTTACCGACCGAAAAAATGGTGACTTCGATACCGTTGGTATATTCTATGCAATTAAACCAGATGGCGAAAAAGTAGAAATCAATCGTTTCTTCAAATATTCCGAAGATGGTTGGAAAGAGATTGATGTGACTGAGTATATCAAAAGAAAAGGAGAGCAATATTATAATTCTTATATTTGTGAAAGGAGAAAATAAAATGCCTATGTGGAAGAGGGAACTACTGAAAAATAAGTTACATGCTCTCTTGCTTGTTATAATTGGCACCTTAAGTATTTTTATTGAGTACGATGGCACCTTTTTTATATTTGCTTTGATGATTGGGCTTCCGTTGTTCTTTGCTAAGGAGAACTGGTTTATGTAAGGAGGTGTCCGTCATGCGAATAGCAGGAACACTATCTTGTTCCCTTGTCAACGGCAACGGTGTCCGTTATGTAATATTTTGCCAAGGGTGTGCACATCATTGTATTGGTTGTCAAAACCCGGAAACCTGGGATTTTAACGGAGGTGAAGAAATCACTCCGGAAGAGCTTGCCGAAGACATCATAAAACATAAGCATATCGACGGAGTCACTTTATCAGGGGGAGATCCATTCTTTCAACAAGAGGAATGTGTCTCCCTCTTAAAACTTCTGCCCAAACATCTTGATATTTGGATTTATACAGGGTTTAAGTATGAGGAGATAAAAGACACACAACTTGCTCAAATGGCTGATTATATCGTCGATGGAAAATTTGAACAGGATAAATTAGTCACTGGAAAAATGTACGGAAGTAGTAATCAAAGAATTATTGATATTAAAGCTGGAGGATTATATCATGAGTGATTATTTGAAACATTACGGCGTATTAGGAATGAAGTGGGGAGTTCGTAAAGATCGAGGGACCTCGACTTCTAAAAGAACAACAAAAACAAAACAAGAACGAGCTTCTAGAAACGAAAAGATACTAAAGGTAGGAGCTTCAGTTGCGGCTGGTTTACTTAGTGGTGGTTTTGGCTCAGGTGCGATATATGGTATCACTGGGAGTAAAACTGTCGCTGAAATACTGGCTCCAACTTTAGGAATTATAGGTGGTATGAAGTACTACGAATGGTTAAATTCATAATCATTATCTACGCGAAAATTACACCTCCTATTATGGAAACCAATATTAAAAGGAGGATTTTACAATGAAAAATTTCTTATACTTTATGGTAGGTTTGGTTTATTTACCATTTTATCTGGTAATTAAGGCTGTGACGTACATTAAAGATTTAGGAGATATATTCATTAGTAACTACAATTTTATACGAGATAGGAGGAACAAAAATCTTAAATAATTAAAAGAGGAGTCCTAACAAGGACTCTTTCTTTTTCTAAAAATATATGTGAAGATTGGAACATATCAATATAATAAAAGATTAGGAGGAAGTTATGAGTAGAGGAACTAAAAAGCGTAGTACGTTTGGTATACTTCTAGATTTTATTCTAGTTCTGTTAACCGGTGGACTATGGCTCATCTGGATACTGATTAGATATTTGAGAAACAACAGCTAATTAGTAAATCGCATATTTATAGCCCATGTTTTGTTACTTATCTTAAACGATGAGAATGAGATGTGGGTTATATTTATGTATATGCGTATTTTATACCTCCTATTATGGAAACTATATTTTTGAAAGGAGAAAAGAAAATGAATTTTGATTTAGACTATAAGGGTTTTGAAGAGTTTATGAAAACCCGTACGAACGATGTCGTACTAAAAGGGGTGTTATTTAGATTTAGATTTGAAAACAATTATGGAGCATCAGTAGTAAAACATGAGTGTTCTTACGGACATGAAGAAGATTTGTGGGAATTAGCAGTGATTAAATTTACTGATGAGTCTGATGAAGAGTGGCATATAACTTATGACACACCTATCACGGAAGACGTTGTAGGGTATTTAAAAGACGAAGACGTTAGAGAACTTTTAGGAAAAATTAAAGATTTACAGTAAAAAATAAGAAAGTCTTACAAAATAAAAAGGAGGGTTCATCCCCTCTTTTTTTTTTTTTTGTAAAATTTGTCCATAAACCTTTTTAAATTAATATAATTTCTGCATCTGAGAAACAACAGCTAATTAGTAAATCGCATATTTATAGCCCATGTACTGGATGATTTAACATCAGTTATATGGATATCAAAATGAGGAGTTCATCTCCTCTTCTTTTTGTTTTTACGCGAAAATTACACCTCCTATTATGGAAACCAATATTAAAAGGAGGACATAGATATGAAGATGAAAGAAATGTTTAAAGATTATAAAACAATGGTGGTTGAACCGGCAAAAGAATTTAATGAACAGTACAGAAAGGAAATTATTATATTTTCTTTAGTAGTTCATGTAGTTATTGTTGGTGGAACCATGGTGTGGATCAATCGAAAAAATATAAAAGAGTCTATCAAATCCAAATTTAATAGAGGCAAGAAAAAGACTGAGTCCTAAAAACAAGGGCTCTTTCTTTTATTTTTATGCGATTTTTTTACGCACTATCATTGCAGGGAGCCGCATTACATCAGTTTATAAGTAGAAAGGGGTGATAAAGTTGAGACAAAAGAAAATAACTTGGGCCAATATTTACAAAGAATTTCGGAAAAGATTTCCTAATCTTGCTAAGAAAGCGATACATTATGAACCGAATGATTTTATGAAAATTGTTATTTTTATGTCTGACGGAACAAAAATGACTTACAATTATTTAAATAATCAATTAAAGTTTTCGAAAAATTAATAAAAATTGTGACTGTTTACAGATATTTTTAAGAAAAAAGTGGCCATTTGCCCACTTTCTGACCACTTTTAAAATCAAAATTGGGCTTGGAAAACCCAGTATTCATGCGGGTTTGCGGGCTTTTTGCCCATTTGCCCACTTTTTTTATTTATTAATTGTGATAAAAAGTTTAATATATATATATAATTAACGAAAAAAGTGGGCATTTGGCCACAAGTTTAAAAAGCGATTATTTTGCAAGAAATCCTATTACCACAAATAATTTTTTAAAGGTCAATAGATTTTTTTTTAAAAGTTATTCCTAAGAAGTCTTAAACAATGGACTCTTATTTTATTTGGATATTTTTAGCTTCGCGAAAAAAACATGCTCTTTTATGAAGAGAAAGGATTATAATGCGACCGGCGTTACTTTCTCTTTTGTGTTTGCACATTTTTAAAAGAAAGGAGGCCTGCTTATGGCAAGAAGTTCTAAATTGGAAAGTGGTTTTCAAGATCGACTTATTGAAAAACTTAAAGATTTATTTCCGGGATGTATGGTTTTTAAAATGGATCAAATTCAGGGAATTCCAGACTTGCTTATTTTATATAAAAATAAGTGGGCTTCCCTAGAATGTAAAAAGAGTGCTGGTGCTAAGAAACAGCCAAATCAAAAATACTATGTTGGTCTTATGAATGAGATGTCATTCTCAAGATTCATATGTCCAGAGAATAAAGAGGAGGTATTGCATGAACTTCAACAAACATTTAAACCTTGAGGGACAACATGCGTTTCTTGGAGCTAGCAAATATCATTGGATTAATTATGATGAAGGTAAACTAATTGAAGCATATTCGAAATTTACAGCGGCTCAAAAAGGAACAGAACTTCATGAATTTGCAGCTCAATGTATTAGATTGGGACAAAAACTTCCCAAGTCTCAAAAAACATTGAATATGTATGTTAACGATGCAATTGGATTTAAAATGACTCCTGAGCAACCTTTATATTATTCGGAAAACTGCTTCGGCACAGCCGATGCTATTTCCTTTAGAAATAAAATGCTTAGGATCCACGATTTTAAATCTGGGGTTATTCCGGCACATATGGAGCAGCTTGAAATATATGCTGCTCTTTTTTGTTTGGAATATAAAGTTAAACCTGCTGATATTAGTATTGAATTACGAATATATCAGTCAGACCAAATTTTATATCATAATCCGACAGTTGAAGATATTGTTCCTATCATGGATAAAATTATTACTTTTGATAAGTTAATTAACAAAATCAAATCGGAGGAGGTTTAAACTATGAATCCCATAGCGGAAGAAATTTTAATGCATTATGGAATACTAAGACGTTCTGGACGTTACCCTTGGGGTTCGGGTAAAGACCCATATCAGCGTAGCGGCGATTTTCTCAGCAGAGTAAACGAATTAAAGAAATCTGGTATGAGTGAGAAAGAAATTGCTGAATCGATGGGGCTTACAACTACTCAACTTAGAACACAAGTCGGATTAGCAAAAGATGAAAGAAGAGCTCTCGAAGTTGCCACAGCTAAAAGTTTAAGAGAGAAGGGATATTCTCTTAATCAAATTGCGGAAAAGATGGGGTATAAAAACGATTCCTCTATACGTTCACTTCTTAATGAAGAAGCTGAAGCTCGCATGAATCAGGCTAGAAAAACTGCCGAATTTCTAAAGAAACAAGTCGACGAAAAAGGTATGATCGATGTTGGAGTTGGTGTTGAACGTGAATTAGGAATCTCTAAAGAAAAAATAAAACAGGCTCTTTATATTTTGGAGATGGAAGGTTACGAGGTTTATGGTGGAGGAGTTCCGCAAGCGACTAATCCTGGTAAACAAACAAATATTCAGGTCCTTTGCCCTCCTGGCACTGAGCATAAAGAAATTTATAATTTTGATAAAATCAATTCTATTACTGATTATGTGTCTCATGATGGTGGAGAAACCTTTGATACCTTTGTATATCCAAAAAGCATGGATTCCAGTAGACTAAAAATTCGTTATGCCGAAGAAGGAGGTATAGAAAAAGACGGACTCGTCGAAATTCGAAGAGGTGTTGAAGATCTTTCTCTTGGTGAATCCCATTATGCTCAGGTTCGTATTCTTGTGGATGATAAAAAATACATAAAAGGAATGGCTGTATATTCTGACGACATGCCAGATGGCGTCGATGTTATTTTTAATACTAACAAAAGTAAAGATATTCCAAAAATAGACGTTCTTAAAAACATCAGCAACGATCCCGATAATCCTTTTGGTTCTCTTATCAAGGCTGGAGGACAAAGTTATTACATCGATAAAGATGGAAAACGTCAGCTTTCTTTGATTAATAAAAGAGCTGAAGAAGGAGATTGGAGTGAATGGAAAGACGGTCTTCCTTCTCAGTTTTTGTCAAAGCAAAGCATTACACTTATTAAGAAACAGCTAAATTTAGCAGCTGCCGATAAACAAGCCGAATTTGATGAGCTTTGTTCGCTTACTAATCCAACAGTAAAGAAAGCGTTGCTCAAATCTTTTGCTGATGATTGTGATGCAGCAGCGGTTCATCTTCAAGCAGCAGCTTTACCACGGCAGAAGTATCATGTTATTTTACCTATCACTTCGATGAAGGACAACGAGGTTTACGCTCCTAATTATGAGAACGGAGAACAAGTGGCTCTTATTCGTTATCCTCATGGTGGAACTTTCGAAATTCCAATTCTGACTGTTAATAACAAACATGCTGAAGCTAGGCGAATTTTAGGAAATACTCCAGCAGATGCTATTGGAATTAATAGTAAAGTTGCAGCGAGGTTATCCGGAGCTGATTTCGATGGCGACACTGTTATGGTTATTCCTACAGGTGGTAAAATAAAAATTACTTCTACTCCTCCTTTAAAGGGATTGGAAGGGTTTGACCCTAAAATGGAATACTCTGAACGACCTGGAATGAAGTATATGAAAAATACTCAAACAGAGATGGGTAAAATTTCAAACCTTATCACCGACATGACTTTAAAAGGTGCCACACAAGATGAAATAGCAAGAGCAGTTCGTCATAGCATGGTTGTTATTGATGCCGAAAAGCATAAACTTGATTATAAAAAGAGTGAAATTGACAATGGCATCGCTTCTCTTAAGAAAAAGTATCAAGGAACTTATGACGATGAAGGCCGTTATCACGAAGGTGCTTCAACTTTAATTTCCAGGGCAAAGTCTGAAGTATCTGTTTTAAAGCGAAAAGGTAGCCCTATTATCGATAAAGAAACCGGTAAGCAAACTTATAAAGAAGTATACGAAGAGTATACCGATCCTAAGACTGGAAAAACCCGTGTTCGTACTCAGAAGTCTACTAGGATGGCGGAAACCGACGATGCTTATACTCTATCTTCTGGTACCCCGCAAGAAGAAGCCTATGCCGAGTATGCTAATAAGATGAAGTCCCTGGCAAATCAGACCCGCAAGGAGATGGTAAATACCGGTAAGATCGAATACTCATCCTCCGCCAAGAAGATCTATCAAGAGGAAGTAGACCACCTAATGTCTCAACTGAATGTAGCCCTAAAGAACGCCCCCCGTGAGCGGCAGGCCCAGGTCATGGCTAATGCGGCCGTCAATGCTAAAAAGCAGGATAACCCCGATATAAAGCCTGGTGAAATAAAGAAACTCAGTCAACAAGAGTTAACCAGAGCCAGAAACATTGTCGGTGCCAAGAGAGTACCCATTACAATATCTAACCGCGAATGGGAAGCCATTCAAGCAGGAGCTATAAGCGAAAACAAGCTTACACAAATACTTAATCATGTTGACATTGATGATCTTAGACAACGAGCTACTCCTCGTACAACAACTTCTTTAAGTACAGCTAAAATTAATAAGATTTCATCAATGAATACGTCTGGTTACAGTACAGCTGATATAGCTAAAGCTGTTGGTGTTTCTCCTGCTACTGTATCAAAATATTTAAAAGGAAAGGAGTAAATTATTAATGTCTAACAAATGTATGTTAACAACATTTGACAATCCATACAATCCATTCGAACAGTTCAATTCATGGTTCTTGTTTGATGTGGAAAAAGGTTACAATACTTGTTCGTATTTAGGAAGAATTGCTCGAACTTCAGATCAATTGTCAGAAGAAGAAAACGAATTAGAAATCGAAAGAGCAATTGATGAAATTATTAAATACGATTTTAGAAACATTTATAAGAAAGTAACTATGCAACAAGCAGCAAATACTTAAATTCAGTTCTGTTTCTTTTATCGTTTTAAAGCGTGATTGAGCAACTAACTTATATAGTGGGGGGGGGTGT